CGATATAGTTGCTAGTCCTACTTTATTTAAGTACGCTAAAGGTGGCTTACCTGGTAGAGGCTTAGGTCTAATGGGAGAGGCAGGGCCAGAAGCTATTATGCCGCTAAGACGAGATAGTCAAGGTAATTTAGGTGTTATAGGAGCCCAACAAGGTAATGTAGAAATTGTTGTTAATAACTATACTTCACAGAAGGCGGAAACTAAGGAAACAGTTGATGCACGAGGTAATCGTAGAGTTGAAGTAGTTATTGGAGACATAGTAGCTGATCAAATGACGTCCAATAATAGTAGTGTTCAACAAGCTATGTTAGCAGGATTTGGAGCCAAACCAAGAATGGTTAGGAGATAATTATGGTAGGATTACCTTGGGATTCTAGTTTACCACAAAGTCCTCAAAAAGACTTTCAAGAAACTATTGGTATAAATATAGTTAGAAGTAGTATGGACAGCGGGCCCGCTAAACAGCGGGTTCGTGGTAAAAGACCTACACAATTATCGCTTAGTTTTATAATGACTACTGCCCAAACAAATACATTAGAGTCTTTTATATTAAATACGCTAAAGGGTACAAAGCGATTTGATTTTACCCACCCTAGAACTGGAGCAGCAATAGAATGTAGAGTTGTTCCACAAGGTGATGGAGAATTTTATACTCTTATTTACAAAGCCCCAGGATATTGGCAGGCTAACTTAAAGTTTGAAATATTACCATGAGTAGATTAAATAGGTTATCAGCATCCGCTATTCGTTCTATGTTTTCGTCAGAAACAGACGAAAGCATAATTATGTTAATTGAGATAGAAGACCCAGTAACTAATACTGTTAGTGAAATGTTTGCTACTAGTGACGAAGTAAGATTAGTAAATATTACAAACTATAATATTGATGACAATCTTATATTTAGTAGTACATATGGTGGTTTAACTGCTGGTAGAACCTATTATGTTGTCAATATTAACTATAGTACTAGTAGAGTTCAATTAAGTACAACTCCTAGAGGTTCTGTGGTTAATATTACAGCAACTGGCTCTGTATCTAATATTACAGCTAAGCGTGTAATAAGAATCGCCGACTCATGGTTAGAGCGACTAGATTATACAACTACTGATGAAGTAATATATGGCGTAAAAAGCACTATTAGTAGTTTTGAGCGCCAATTTATTTTTATACCAGTCGAAGTTCAATTGCCACAGGAGTCTGAAAGCGGTGAAACTAGTTGTAGACTGGTAGTCAATTATGTTACTTCTGAAATGATAGAGCTTATTAGATCATCATTAAATAAGCCTGCAAGTACAAAAATAGAATTAGTATTGAGTAGTTCACCCAATTATGTAGAAGCAGAATTTAGTAACTTTTTTATAAGTAATGTAAGCTATAATGCTACTCAAATAACTTTTGAACTAAATATGATTAGTTATAGTAGAGAGCCGTTTCCAGCTTTTAATTTTACGCCAATTTATTTTCCAGGACTATTTTAATTATGTATGATAAATATATTGGAATACCGTATAAAGAAAACGGTAGAACAGATGACGGCTTAGACTGCTGGGGATTAGTACGCCTATTTTATAAGCAAGAATTTAATATAGATTTACCTAGTTATGAAGATGAGTATGTTGGCAGCTACGACCCTAAAGTGCCGCAAACTATAAATTATTATAAAGATAGCTGGTCTAAAACAATGTCTCCTAAACTAGGAGACATTTGTTTGTTTAATATACTAGGCGAACCAACTCATGTTGGTATATACTTTGAAAATAACAAGTTTTTGCACGCTCGCGACGGTCATAGTACAGTTATTGAGTCATTATTACGACCAGCTTGGAAAAATAGACTAGAAGGTATCTATAGTTATGCTCCAAAGAGCAGCATAATTCAATTAACCGGTAGCCCGCACCCGTTTAAAACGCACAGAATTTTAGATTATGCTGCCGCAGGTTTAACTGTAAAACAGTGCGTAGATTATATATGTGAAAAATATAAGGTTAGTGAGAAACTATTTAAACAAATAATTGTAGCTGTTGATGGCATAGCTGTACCAAAAGATCGCTGGCAATCTACAATTTTATCAGCTGGTCAAACTGTTACCTATAAAACTATACCACAAGGTAGAAATGGTTTAAGAACTCTGCTATTTATAGCAGTTGTAATATTTGCCACCGAATATGCCCCTGAAGCCGCAAAAGCAATATTTGGAGCAGAAGTTGGTGCTAGTTCATTCGCTATTGCAGCAACTAAGGTAGCTATTAGCGCTGCAGGTATTGCACTAGTTAATGCCCTAGTACCTATTAGACCTCCAAAGCTAGAAAATGCTGACACCGGCCGCCAGTTAAATCTTTTTAATGGTGCTAGTAATAGAGCAAATCAATATGGAGCTATACCAGTAGTGTTGGGCAGAGTTCGTATGACGCCACCCCTAGGCAGCGTACCATATGTAGACACACAAACTACTACTAGCTATATGAATCTACAACTAGTTTGGGGCTTTGGACCACTAAATGTAGACATGAATGAAATGTATATTGGTGCTAATAAGCTAGATTATTACTACCAAAGTAATAATGCTGATGCTATACCAAAACCAGTAACTATTGCTGGATATGTTAATACTAGTGGCACAGAATCCGAAACAGATAAGATTACGGAGTTTAACAAACTATACCCAAATATAGTAGAGCAGCAATTTAAAAATGTTGAGCTAGAAAATGACGCTAGTGGTAATAATGAAGAAACCGTAACCTTTGCAGAAACACAGGCAACTAGAGTACAGGCTATTGTTAGTTTTCCAGAAGGTTTAAGAAAAATTAGTACTAAAGACGGTAAAAGCAGTTCGTCCGAGGTAACTATTCAAGCTGTATTAGAGAAAGTTAGTGGCGGTAATGCTACAATTATTAATAATTGGACAAGCAGTGTAGTGTTCGAAGATACGCTTACTGGTCAATCTGTAACAGAATATGATGTAGATGGACAGGGTACAACATATAAATTATATCAAAAAACTGCATATTGCATAACCGAAAAAAATGGTATTAAAGCAATTAGAGGTTCTGTTAGTACTACCAAAGGAAATCCTAATAGTACAATTATAGAACTATTAAAACGTAATCAATTAAGCGAATTATTAAATATACAAAACAATTATTCTTTTGAGCCTGTAATACCTGATGGGCATAAAGTTATTCGCACAGTTATAAATTACAGCACTGACCCACTAGATACTACAGATGTTATAACTAATACATATATTTATAATGGGTGGTTATTTACTGCTACAGCCGTACAAGACATGGCATATGATAGTAGTGGTCTTGCCCTTGGACCAACAGATACAGGCAGATGGAAAATTACTATTGGTCCTGGATCATTAGGCAGTTTAAAATCAGGTGTAACTAGCGAACTAGCACCTACTGCTGGTGGAGGACTACCAAGCAGAATCACAGTTTGGACTAGTAGACAATTTACCAATGTAATTAATACTACTAATAATGGAGCATGGGGGCCAACTACAGGAAACGACCAAAGTTTTATGAATGCTTTTGCTGTATGGAAAGGCACTACTAATACCTTTGATGAACAAATGGTTGTTAATTTTCCATATGAAGGCACTTATACTATTCAAGCTAGTATAGACAACTATGCTGGTCAAATAATAATTGGTGATACAGTTATTAATATACCTGACAACTGCTATAGAGCTAAAACAACACTAGCATCCGGCAGTGCAGACTATACTACCACAGAATTTTTTAGTGCTGGTAATAAAGTAGTTAGAGTAAAAGCTAGTAATAATGCTGATGAACAAACTGTTACTACTGCTGGTAGTAGTAATTGTGGAGTAGCTGTAAGAATACTGTTTATACCAGATAATATAGTTAATTTTGTACCTGGAGCAAATTATATTACTCTAGGAGATAATGAATTTAGTAACTACAAAGATGGTTTTAATTATCCTATAACCTGGGATAATCTAGAACCAGGCCAGTACAGAGTAAAATTACGGCGTACAAGCACAAGCGATCCAGATCATCAAAACGATTATAGACATAACTTTAGGTCGCAATTTTTATCAGCAGCAGCTTTTAAAACTGGTACAACAATAGCACCTCCACCAGGTATAGGCATTTGTAGAACTGGTATTGTTATTGAAAGTAGTGGCAAAGTTAACGGCAGTGTTGACGGCATAAATGCACTAGTGCAAACAAAAGGTCTAGATTATACAACTATTCCAGGTAGTACATCTAAGGGATGGATAGCAGATCAATTAATAGATAATCCCGCTAGTTTATTTGTATATGTCTTAACACATCCTGCTAATGCCTATAGGGTAGACCCTAGCGATCCATGGAAATATATTGATAGCACAGCAATTACAGAATGGCATCAGTATTGTGACACTCCAGTAGCAGGAGTTAGACCAAGGCTAACATATAATGGAGTAGTAACAGATACAACAAGTATATTAAGTATACTTCAAGATATTTGTGCTGCTGGTATGGCTAGCCCTGTATTTATTGATGGTAAATGGTCTGTGGTTATCGATAAAGTTCGACCACATGTTATACAGCACTTTACACCACACAATAGTTGGGGATTTGACGCAACAAAAAATTTACCAAAGTTACCTGATGCTTTTAGAATAAGTTTTCCTGATGAACGTAATAGTTTTCAAACTACAGAAGTATTGGTAGCAAATTTTAATAAAACTGTTAACACCGCAAAAGTAATAGAAGAATTACAGTTACCTGGCATAACAAAAATTGAACAAGTTAGATATTTTGCACGTTGGCATTTTGCTCAGTTACAGTATCGTCCAGAAGTATTTACTATAAACACAGATTTTGAGTATTTGGTAAGTACCAGAGGCGATAGAGTAAAAGTTACACATGATATTCCTCTATGGGGAAATGGTAGTGGAAGAATACGCGAAATAAGTACTAATAAATTAGTATTAACTTTAACAGAAGACATAATACTTGAAGCTGGTAAATCATATCAAATAAGAATTAGAACAGACAATATTTCAGCAACTATAGGTAGTGGTAGCATAGAAAGAACACTTACAGCTATACCAACAACCGCATCTTATAATTCTATAACCTTAGCATCAGCAGTTGATAGTACAGTTAAAGTTGGCGATTTATTTATGCTAGGCGAAGTTAATAAAGTTAGCCAAGATTTATTGATTCAAAGCATAGAGACCACCAGTAATACTTCAGCTAAATTAACTTTAGTAGAATATACTGAAAGTTTATATAATTTTTCTTTTGATCCGTTTAACGATGCAACACCTTCTATGCCAAGTTATACACCCATAATAACAAAGCGCATAGCCAGTGAAGCTGTTCAAAATACTATTGTTGGTACACCTAAAATAATTAGCATGTCTAGTGATAGTTCTTTAAGCGAAGAAATTGCAACTGGCAGCTATCAGAACATAACTATTGTTACTTGGGAAAATGCTGCAAATTTACCTGTAATAGCTGAGCAAGTAGAGTTTCAAATCGTTTTAGGCAATGAGAGTTTTACTGACACTAAACAAGTAGGTGTTTATACTACAAGAAAAGATGCTGTAAGTATTACTATTAAAGGCCTAGAAACAGATAAAGTATATAAGGCACGGGCTAGATATAAGAATGGGTCAGGATCTATAGCAGGTCCGTGGAGTGATGAATTTGGCAGCACTATTACTGGAAAAACTACAAATTCATTTACACCAAATGATGTTATGATAACATTACAGGGAACAAATATTATTGTTAAGCCTATTCTAAGCACTGGAAATAGTGAGCCTAGCGATCATAAAACCTATGAATTTAGACTCTACAGAAATACTGGTACCGGAGATTTTTGGACAGCTACTTGGGACAGTACTAATATGTTAAAAGCTCAAAGCAGAACCCAAGCCGTATTTAACTTGCTAGATTTACCAAGTACTAATGGTAATAGACGTATTAGTCAAACCGGAATAAATTATAGAGTAGCTTGCAGAGCCCTTAGTAACACAAATAGTTATAGTTCAACTAGTGTTTTAGGTAGTATATTAATTAAGACGATTCAGTAAGGAAGGTATATGTCACTAACAGTAAATAGCGGCCCAAAAGCCTTATACCTTTATTTTACGCAGCCTTTTAACGCTGTTGACATTGATGATAATTCCACTACCGGCACACTGCAGGTAGCGGACGTCTCTGTTCGTGATGATTTGCAGGGTTTAAAGGTATGGATAAGTGAAACTAGTGGCTTTACTCCTGCAGCAGGCAATTTAGTATTTGATGCTGGTTTTCAAAGCATAGTACCACTAACTGATCTTAAAAATAATACTACATATTATATTAAATATGCTTTTGTTAGTAAAATAGATCCAGATGAGTACACTACGTCAGCACAAATTACTGCTACAACATTAGATACTGCACTACCTATTAGTGGGTTTTTAAATCGCGATCCTATTCAAATACCTACAGATAGTGATGGTAATAATGCTGTATTTACTAATGCTACAGGAACCTTTGTTGTTTACAATTTGAGCACAAATGTTACTGGAACAGCAGCTGTAACATATAGTGTTGTTAGCGGTAGTTCAGTAGGTGGAGTATCTGCTACTATAGCTAGTACAGGTGTGTATACGATTACAGGTATTACCGATTTAGTAGGTACTATTACCCTACGTGCAGTTTATACAAATCCGCAAAATAATAGTGAAACATATTCTA